CCCTTGAATATTGTGAGCTACCTTATCTGGTGCTCTTAAACCTACACGATCTAGTATATCTCTACTAGCTTCTAGTTGAACGTACTCTGATCTTGCTCCGTTTGAGAGTTCGATAAGTTTCCTACTCGCACTTACTGCCCCAAGTCCTAGAGTTTGTGCTATCCTTGATTGCATATAACTCTGTACCTTTGGTAATCGTAGTGTGCGAGATGCACTTACTCTCCCTGCATCTCCTTTACCTTTACTTGAATATCCTGCCTTTTCTGCTGCTTCCTTAATAGAACACCCTGTTGCTACGATAGTATCAACGAGCATCTTTTGTTTGTTTGTTAGATCATCCATACTACACAATTGTTATTCTTCCCTTAACAGTACGTAGGGTTTTATTTTATTACTGTCAAGCAAAATAACAGCACTTTAGTGGTGTGTCAAACTCACAATACTATATATGGAATCTTCTCGCCAAATGCAGGAAGCATTTGTCTGCGAGGATGCCCCCATAAGTGTTTCGCCCTTTGATTTAGACAAAGGTGCGAACCAGTCGTAATCACATAAGTAGGATGTAGATTACTCCTTACACTGATGGGTCCCCTCCCACACACGTGAGTAAGCGAGTGTAACAAGGAATCCCCTCAACCTGTAAACAGGGCGAATTGTCCACGAGGAACAATTACGCCGCAGGGGGTAAACCCCTGCCAAGCTGTTGACAGGTCAAGGACTCCCCTTGTTCACTGTACGCTACCACGTGATGTGGGTTACGTTAATCATAAACAAAGGAGGTTATATGGATTACGTTAAGTACTATGAGTTAGTTGTTGATGAAACTAACAAGATGAGAGTTAATGAGTTGTTGACTCTTAAAGATGAAGCTATCTGTAAAGGTGATAGAGATAAAGTTGCTGAAATAGATAGTGAGTTAAATAATATAACTAATGGAGGAATATATGTTAGCTAGTGAACTAAGAGAAAGAGATTATTCTGATAATCGTGTATATGAAATGCAAGATGTATTAGATACTGCTGAAATAGATAATGCTATGAGAGCATTTTTTCAGGGTATTATAATGCCTTTTGCAGATTCAAATGATTGGGTTAGAATTGCTGAATGGAATTGTAATTCAATCTATGGTGCATTTGCAAGACATCTAGACGCTTGTAAGAACTCATTGGATAAAACAATGGGTAAGTTAAAACAAGCATATAGATCAGATACAGGCACAGAAATATCCACACAAGAAATTGATAAGTGGTTATTTACTAGAAATGTTCAGGAATTGAATATTAAGCGTGCTGAGAAAATATTAGATGCTTTCAAATTACAGTTTGAAAATGCTTTCGGTCAAAAGTTTGTACCGCCAAGCAAATCATCTAGTAAAAATGTATCATCAGAGGAGCTTAAGAAATATAATATTGAAAGACTTAAACAAGCTCTTGGTGAAAAGTAATTAAAATTAAGCCCTGTTGTCTTCGGACAATGGGGCTTTTTTTATCGCTAGGGACTGAATTTTTCAGGTTCGGCGTTGGAAAATTCATAAGTGTTGCTGCCGAAATTCACTAACATTCTAAATAAAAGGAAATATTATGGAAAATACAATTTATTTATTAAGCAGATATAATAACGTAATGTTTGCTGTAATGTTATGGTTAAAACATAATAAGTTTGAAAAAGAACCTATTTACAAAACTGTTTGTGATATGTGTTCTCAAGATGACAAAATATTTGATTTGGCATCAATGGAATTAACTAAAATAAAATTAAAGGATTAATATGAATTTAAAAGATATAGATAATATAATTGATAAACATCAAAATACTACTTCAGGAAAGTATGGAATGTTTGGTGTGAATTTAGGAGTGGATTTATTAGAAGCTTTAAGAAAGTATGCTAATAAAAGAAATGTAAGTATGGCAGTGATTGTTAAAACATTAGTCATAAATTACTTAACAGAGAAAGGAGAATATGATGCTAAATAATATACAAAATTGGTTAATGAATGTAGCAGCTAAATGGATTTGGTTTGCTATTATGTTACCCATTAGAATTGTATTAGGACTTTGTTTTGCCATTGCAAAATATATGCCTAAAACAGTTGTATTACCTTACAAGGTAGTTAGACGTGACGAAGCAGAAAAAAGAACATTTTGGAACTAAAGGAGATAAAATGAGTTTTATATTGCTACTATCAATTGTATTCATTTTGCTATATGGTATATCATTAGCAAAAGACAGTATCGCTTTAGTTGAAGAAATCAACACAAGATACAGAGAACAAATTGAAATAGAAAGGATGGAGAAATGGGAAAAGTTAAAGCAGAAAAACAAAGTGAGTTAGATAAATTACATTTTGATTATGCTGAGTGCAAAATTGAAATGAATGAATTTATATCAAAACTTACTGCTCTTGGAATAGACTCTCCAGCAGACATTGAGGAACATAGACTAGATGCCGAAGAAGCAAGATACGACTATAAAGTATCTCAACATCAAAATAAATTCTAAAGAAATTTTTATTTTAGAAAAAGTTTTGAAAAGATACTTAATTGAAATGGAAGTATTAGCTTATCAAGATACAAATAAAATAGATGCTAAACCTATTTACGATAGAGTTAAACATTTAATTAGTTTGTATAATTTACAGAATCCTAGTGCTGATTAGTTGTTTTCCCTCTAATTAGTCTAAACACCAAGTTTAGCGTTGTACTTGGGGGATATAAACAACGCACTAAATATAGCTCTCCCATTGATGAGAGAGCATAACAGAAAGTTAGAAAGAAATATATAATACGAAAGGGTATATATTAAAATGGCCATTATCAAAAACTGGATAAATAATCTACGCACATTTTTAACAGCATACCAACCTAAAGTATTTAAGTTATTTAAATTTATATTTGTAGGAATTGTATCATTATTGATATGGGGCTTATACTTTATTGGTGTTGCTGCCGATTACGGATTGCAGATGTTAACTAAACTTAAAGAAAAAACAGGAGATAAAAATGTATAATGTAATACTTTGGAAAGACAATGGTAATGAAGACATACACGTATTTGAAAAGAAACCAACATTTAAAGAATTATATCCATTAATTGGATGTAGTACTATTGAAATTGTTGGTGGTTATACTGACGAACATAAAACATTTGAAATGTATGTTGATGAGGAAGGTAAATATAATCCTTTAGCATATCCAAATAAACGAGCAACTAATGCTTGGTATGAATGGCAAAAAAGAACTAAACGTATGTGTTTGCCAGGCGATCATATTGCAGGTAATGCAGCTATTATTAAAAATGTTGGTAAAATAAAAAGTGTTAAAAAGGAGAAAGTAAATGAAAGTAATTGATATACTTCGTATTTGTAAAATTGCAGGTCGAACTATACCTTCTGATATGACAGATCAATGTAATAAAACATATTTGTCGGAATCAAAAGGTGAACATATTCCAATTGGTGAAATGGATATTGTTCATTTAATTAGAGCATTTAACAAAATGAAAAATGATAATGAAATTGTTAAAGCGTTTAATGAAATAATAAAACGAAAGGCAAACTAATGGCTAACTGTTATTATCACAGTTTATCATCCGTAAAAAAATGGGGTGGTAAACCAGAGGACTACCAACCCATACATAATTGGTTTGATGAATCAAAAAAAATTGTAGCACACTTTACGCATAGAGCATTAAGGCATCACGCTGAAGGGTGTTTTGCTGCCGAACGAGAGTTTGGTACTACAATAACAAATTCTGATGGTAAACAAGTACCAGTCAGATTAATAGCTGAACAACATATCAAAGAAGATCTAGGATGGATTCCTAGTTTTCAAGATTGGATTGTTCATATTAAAGCTCAACCTTGGATGATGAAAGGACAACCAAAACTATGATAGACACAGATAACATACAAGACGTTATCAAAGCATTACATAAAAATGGTTATACTAAAATAACTATTGCTTATGATGGTGGTAATGATGACGGATCATTTCAAGATTTAACCTTTTATAAAGGTGATAAATCTGAATTAGTTGATTGGGATAAAGTTTTAGAAATTACAGAAGATGATAAATCTTTTGATGATGATGACTTTATTGGACTAGTTCACGGAGATTACGATAGGTTAAATCAATGGGGTTCATTTGCTGGTGATTATTCAGTTCACGGAACAGTAACAATTGACACTGCTAGTGGTGATTTTACTGACGATTATGAAGAATCAACATTTATGTCAAATGATAAAACAGGAAATGTTTATAAAGATCAAAAATCAGTTTGGTAACAGAAAGGAAACAATATGAAACCAATACGTAAAAACGAGTTAGAGTATCTTGATAGACTTATTAAAGATAAGTTTCAAGAAAGAAGCAGAGAAATACAATCTGCTATTGAAGCCGAAACTCAAAAACAAACAGAAAAAAATTATAAATCTTTTGTTCAAAAGTTAGGCATTTCAAAACAGATTAATGCTTTTAAAGAAGCAAGTGTTAAACTTCGTAATTTTCTTACATCAAAAGAATCTTATGAAGATAAACTTAAACGTGCTGAATATAAAGCTAAAGAAGCATTAGTTGAAAAATTACAATCTTGGTCAAAAATTAGAGATTGGAATGATTACAGACTTGATGACATTAAACAATATGATGATGTTGAAGGAGAACTTAAACAAGTTTGTTCTTTTGAAACAAAACGTGCTGTAAAGAAATTACCTAAATTTAAAGTAAAAGATGAATTAGAATTTCTTGAAGAACAAGCTAAAAACGTGTTATACTCTGGTAGAGATATAATGGAAGTTTGGAAATATTTAGGTTCAACATTTGAAAAATCTGGTATTCCAGTTGCTGCACCTAAATCATTTTTACAAATAGAAAGTAAATAATGGATATTGAGAAAGAAATAAACTTTCTTGCTGAAACAGATAATGACTTCGCCGAATCTACGGCGGAGTTACAATATCAGCAAGATATGATTAAACATTACAAAGGAAGTTATGTTAATGTATCTGATAAATCTGTGTCAAAAGCAGTTGAAGATTATTACGCTTCCGAAAGTTATGTTAACTCAATAAAAACAATTAATGCTCTCAATATAGAAGTTCTTAAATTAAAAAATAAAAGAAGAACTGCTGAAATGAAAATAGATATATGGAGAACATTAGAAGCATCAAGGAGAAAAGGTAATGTATAATGATAACCAATTATATGAATATGTAGGCAAACGTATTTTAGAATCTAGATCGTTACCGCATAGAAAAATTACTCAAACTGAATTAGGCAAACTAATTGGAGTAACTTTTCAACAAATACAAAAGTATGAAAGAGCTGTTAATAGAGTACCTTTATGTAGTTTACTAAAAATAAGTAAACATACTAAAAAACCTTTAACATTCTTCTTACCATTAGAACACGCAGGTTATACTCTGGATAAACCTGTGGAATTAACTCCAGCAGATACCGACCAAGATGTAAGAGAATTTATAGAAAATAACGTATTTAGGAATCCGTAACCTCCAAGTTATGGGGTAGGTGGGGTTAAAATCTCACCTACCATATATAGTTGACATTTTTAAAAATATTCATATTCCTAGTATATGGCTAACAAATCACTAGGAGAACATTTTCATAATCAAGTGATACCGCAATTTGTTTCTTTAAGAAAGAAACGAAACATATCTCAATTAGAAATGGATGAAATACTTGGTGTTGCCAAAGGTCTTGTTTCAAAATGGGAATGTGGTATAAGAAAACCAAGCGGTTGGTTATTCTGTTGTTGGGCCGAAGCCCTTGGAGCAGAAATAACTTTAAGAGAAAAAGGAAAACAATGACAGTTAATCCAATAATTGATTCTAGTGAATTAACAAATGATCCAATAGTTAATGAAGTCATAGAGCTAATTGTTAAACGCCACATAGAAGGTATGAATAAGTTTGGTGTTACAATGGAAGCTAATGACCGACCTATTAATGAATGGGTAGATGAAACAATTGAAGAATTGTTAGATGCTATTCATTATTTGGTTAAAACAAAAACTATATTTGATAAATTCAAAGCAGATAATAAAAGATTAAAAGCTGCTATTGAAGTATTTGAAAAAGGATCATTTACTGATGAAAAAAATAAAGAAGAAAACGGAAATTGATTTTACGCCTTATCACGTAAGACAACAAGCTTGGCAAATGTCTTTGCTCAAGTTCTATAGTACAATTGAGTTTAATGAAAAAACTTATATGGAGTTTGCAGATAAGTTAATCAATAATAAAATACCATATAAAACATTACAAGAATTAGATAAACTTAGAAGGATAGCTAATGAAAAGAAAAGGAAACAATGGGAAGAACAAAAAAAATATAAAGCTACTAAAATGGGATTGCAATTTAGAAACATACATCAAAAAATGCAAACAGATTAGTGGTTATTATATTAATAACAGAAAGATAAATATAATATATGAAAGAAAATTTTGATCGCAAAACAGGTATAGGTGGTAGTGATGCTACCAAAATATATCAAGGTGAATGGTACGATTTGTATCTAGAAAAAATTGGAGAAAAAGAAGCAGTAGATCTCTCTGATGTTTTACCAGTACAAATGGGAATCCATACCGAAGACTTTAATATTAGTTGGTTTGAAAAACAAACAGGAATTAAAGTTGTAGGCAAACAAGTATTTATAACATCTAAAAAATATCCATTTATGTATTGTAATATAGATGGTGTACTTCAAGAAAAAAAAGCATTGTTAGAATGTAAACATACTAATGCTTTTTCTAATGAAGTTAAAACTGCTGAAAAATATAAAGCACAATTGCAACATTATCTAATGGTGTATGGTGCTGATAAAATTTATTTATCAATTTTTTTTGGTAATATGAAATATGGTTTAGTTGAAGTATTGCCAGATAAAGAATTTCAAGAACAGTTATTAGCTGCTGAAGTTTTGTTTTGGCATTTAGTTGAAACTAAAACACCACCACCTGATTTTGTAGAATTTAAAAATTTTGATATTAAACTAAAGGAGTTCAATGACGGAAGACAAATCATACCCTTACTCACCAGGGAGTCAACAAGTTGATACTTCAATAGAAGCTGCTGAACTTATTAAAGAAGGTGCAGAAACTATTAGAAGAAAGGTGTTTGACGTAATATGTAATAAAGGAAATTTTGGAGCTACTGCTGATGAAGTATCAGAGTTGTTATCTTTAAGTCCTTTTACAGTTAGACCTAGAGTAACAGAACTATATAAACAAGGTAAGATAGAAAGAAAAGATAAACGTAAGAATGGTAGTGGTCGAGCTGCTTATGTTTATGTAGTAAGTAAAACTTATGTTAATGAACAATATACAACGAAAGGAATATAAATGGGTAAACCAATAGACAGTAGAGCATTAGCTATACTTAAAAAATTAAATCTTGATCAAAAAAATGAGCAAGGTGAATATAAAGCATTATGGGATTGCCACGGAACTTGGGTAATGTATCATAGATACATTGAACAAGCAGGTGCAGAAAACGATATTAAATATCATTATAAAGAAATAGAAACTAATTCTGCTAATGGTATTGTTGTAATTAGATGTACTGCTGAACTAGTTAAAGATGGTAAATCTATATTTGTAGTTTCTTATGGTGAGTCTTCACCTAAGAATACAAAAAATGCTTATCCATATGCAATGGCAGAGAAACGTGCTTATGATAGATGCGTTCTTAAATTGCTAGGTTTACACGGATTTGTTTATTCAGAGGATGAAATGCCTGATGAACTTAGAAACAAACCTAAAGTAAAAGCAACAAGTAATATAAAAATCATTAATCCAAAGGAGCTAAAAAATGATAAATAAAGTAATGTTAATAGGTCGTCTTGGAGCTGATCCAGAGATCAAGGAAACAAAGAAAGGAGAAGCTTTTGCAAACTTATCTTTAGCAACTAATAAAAAGTTTAAAGATCAGCAAGGCAATTGGGCAGAAAAAACTACTTGGCATAAAGTAGTTGTATTTGATCCAAGACTTGCAGAGAATATGCAAAAGTTTGCTAAGAAGGGTACTCAGTTATATTGTGAAGGTGAATTAGAAACTAGACAATATAAAGACCTTAACGGAAATAACAGAATTGTGACAGAGGTTGTTGTACCTCGATACACAGGCAGTATTAGATTGATTGGAGATAAATCATCTACAAAGACTACACAGTCGTCAACAACGACTACACAGTCTGATAGTGATTTTGACGATCAATTCTAGTAGGTTAACGTAACTCACCTTTAAGTAGTTACCTAATTGTAAATTGATTACAATGTTGTGTGTATTGTAAGCAAAGGTATCTAGATACGACTAATTCGTGTACCCAGAGAAGCTAGAGTAAATTTATTCCTGGGGTAATTAGGATGATAAAAAAGCCTTTGCTTATAATCTAATTATTTTTTTTTTCGGTGAGGTGACTGATACCGAATATCATACTAGATTCTATAGTATGAAAACTATATTAAGCTTAAAAGATATATTTAAACAAAGACAAGTTAGCAATGATGAAGTCATAACTATTTATGATAATATTGCAGACACAGTTACAATAGATCTTTTAAGAGGTAAGGGTATTGATGCCGCACAGGTTGCTTTAGCTTCCAACATTATGAGCCTTGCTGCTAGTTATAATAATAGAAAATTTGCCATAGATTTACTACAAGGTGCATTAGCAGAGCTAGAATCTGAACACTTTGTAGAAAATGGCGGTAGATTGTCATAAACCCCCTAAATTTTAACATCTTATTTTAAGGGTACTTGGGTATAGGAAAAGCCTATTTCGTCAATTCTGAGGCTTCTCAGAGCCTTTTTCGTGGTCATTTTTGTAGCATATATAGTGAGCTTTGCTCTTATCTGCAAAAATTACAAAACTTTCAGTATTGACCATATCCTTGCCACAATGTTTGCAAGGCCCAATATCAATTATAATTTGTCTTTTAGATTTCTTCCAAGTTTTTTTTTTCATTATGTAACCTCCAATATTCAGTTACTTGTTTCCATTCACATTCTTCATTTTCTTGATTGTAATCGTATTCTTGAAAAGAACCTTCGTTAATAAATTCCATTTACTTCTTGTTATTTCTTTTTAAGCAAATCCATTCCTGGTTTCAAACCATATATGCTGCTGAAAATTCCTAACACTAACCACTTATAAAATTCTGGGAAGTTATTAAAGTAATGAAAAAATAAATCTAATTTTTCTTTAGCTTCCGGATCTCCACTAAATATACTCCAGGCTAAAATTATAATTGGCAAAACAACTATTATAAGGACAAGCTCGTCTTTCCATCCTTGATTGTTATTATCCATAACAGCTTTTTGATATTCAATTTCACCTTTAGCAACACGTTCCATATAGTTACGTTCAGCTAAAGATTCTAATCTTTTAGATTCTTGTCTATTATTAAAGACATCAACTCCAGTTTTAAGAAGTGTAGGTAATAAGTTCCACATATTAATATTTCCATACGTTAGGTCTTACTACATACTTTTGATCTATATCTACTGTAAGCCAATCAAGATGAGTAAATGTTTTTGCAATACCTATACCAGTAGGTTTAGGTTCATAATGTAATGCAAAGTCTATTAGTTTATATTGTAATTGTGGTGTAGTAGAAATATCAATTGCTAATCCGCTAGTGTGTGGGCCATCTGTACCTGTGCTGCTAACAGCATTGTTATGTTCACCACATCTATATCCAGAATTAATTTTTACCGACTCACCTATATGATCTCTCCAAGCTTGAATAAAATCAAGAACAACTTCTTGCATTTTATTTTTGCCACAGTGAGAACAATTAAATTCTTTTTCAGAAAAATTTTTGTACTTGCTATAATCCATATTGTTTTTCCAATCTATCCATAGATATAAACTGGCTCTCTTGTATATGGTTATCCCAGATACCGAGTTCTACAATTCCCCAAGACCAACCAGTTAGATTTAACTTAGCATAATCTTCAACGTGATTAAAAGGCAACGCACAACCTACATTTACAACACGTACATAATTTTTATCTCCTATCTTTGGAGCTTTCCAATCTCTAAATTTATGAGTGTGTCCGAAGACAATATCATTAGTAGCATCATTAGCTACTTGTACTTCGCAATTTTTACCACCATACTCTTTACCCATAATGTTAAGAGGACAGTGTGTAAATGAAACACCTGCTATATTTTTAAATGCTCCATAAGGAGATCGTTTCCAATTACGTTTATCAAATGAATCGTGTAATTCTTTTTTCATCATACCTGCTATCTCTGGTATGTTTTCTTCAAACTTATAAACTCTTTGTTCGTGGTTACCGAATGTTACGTGTCTAGGTATTCTGTCATTGTCTATATACTTGTCTAATAAATCTATAGAATTTCTCATAGAATTTATGTCAACCATATAGGCATCTTTTAATTTTCCTGCTTGGGAAGAATTTTTTTGAAAAAAACTTAAGCTATCAAATGATGCCCAATCACCAATTTGTATTATGTAATCTGGCTCAGATTGTTTAATGTATTTACCAATCCATTTAAATCTATCTTGAGATATATGAGGTGAGTCGTGTGCATCACCTATTACTATTACTCTGTGTCCTTTAAATGACATTATCTTCCTTGCACATAAATTTTGTAGCCAATCTAAATTCTTCTACATTATTATTATCTTGATCTGCAAGGATTAAAATACTTGTTTTGTAAGCGTCTTCAACGCACTCCTTCCAAGTGTTGTATGCTAATGGTGATTGTATTGGAGCTGTACATTCATTACTTAAAAATGAACAAAGCCACAATGTTAAAAAAAATTTCATTTAAAAGAAAAAAAACCAATAACAGCAGTTGCTAGAGAACCTATAAAAACTAATGCTGCTACTATTCCTTTTCCTTTTGATACTGAATCTTTTAATTCAGCTACTTCTTTTCTTAATTCGTCAATAGACTTAATAAGAGTTTTCATTCTTTCAGCACAAATTTTTTCGTGCGAAGAAAGTCTAATACCTAATGATTGTTGTGCAATATTAGTTACAGTAGCTGATTTTCTTTTTTTCATTATTCTGGATCTTTTTTAATGTTATTAAAAACATCATTATAAAAGTCTTTCCAAAAGTTAATAATTTTTTGGTTATACTTATTAATGTTTTGTTTAACTGTCTTGTAAGAATACATATCCTCCCAAGATTTAAACCAATTATCAAACATAGTTTACTCCTTTGTTATTAATTCCCAATTTTGTATTGTTTCATTCCACTTATAATCTTGACCATCATTAGGATATGCAACAGGTGCTTCCCAAAGACAAGTATCTTCGTTTAGAATCCAGCTATTAAAATGTTTAGGTGGAATAAATGCGTCTCTTGCTTGGTCATATTTATAACCAATACCAGCAAAGTTTTTTCTAATTGTACTATTGTATGAAGTTTGTTTCCAAACATCTCTTGATTTATAAAGATTATTTAAAAAATCTACTCCAGCTTGTTCTGTTGTAGCAATATCATTAGATACCACTTCAACTCTTTCAACTATGTTTCCTGTTCCTAATTTTGCAAAATGTGCCATAATATTATCCTGTGTAACTTCCTGATGCGTTAAAAACTAAAATTGTATCTGTTCCATCTGTTGTAACAGTTGGAGAGCCACTTGTTGTTCCTGTATAGTCTGCTGTTGCCATACGAAGAATAACAACACCTGAACCACCATTAGAACCTAAGGCAGTACCATTACCTGTTGCACCTCCTCCACCACTTCCTGTATTAGCTGTTCCAGCAGTTGAAGCTACAACACTACTTCCTCCTGAATCTGATTTACCACCATTTCCACCACCACCTGAACCTCCTGTTCCAGCAGTTGTTGTAGTACTATAATCAATAGAACCTCCTCCACCTCCTCCAGCTCTTGTTACTGATGAACCAGTAATAGATGAAGCTAAACCATTTCCACCATTACCACCATTTGTAGAAGTTGAATCAGCACCAACAGCATTAGCACCTCCACCACCAGCACCAGTTCTTGTTTCTCCGCAATCGCCACCATCATAACCTTGATTAGCTGTACCAGCACCACCTGTTGTATTATCATTTGAACCACCACCACCTGAACCGCCTGATAATGCTGGCCAACTATTACCTCCAGCACCAGCACCACCACCTGTTGAGGTAACTGTTGTAATATCACTTCCTGATATTGATGAATTTGAACCTGATGTTGAACCTCTGTATGCACCAGTACCACCAGCACCAACTGTAATTGTATAAACTGTATTTTCTGAAAAAATTAAACTTGTTTCTGAACTTCCTCCTCCACCTGATGATTCAGTAGAATAAGAATTTCTATATCCGCCAGCACCACCGCCACCGCCACCTGTTGCATATTGATTACCTGAACCAGCACCTCCTCCAGCAATAACTAAAAAATCTACTGTGTATGATGGTGGTGTTTCATAAGTAACATCATCATCAGTTGATGGTATCCAGCCTTTTGTTGAACCAGAATAAATTATTTTAAATGATTGACCACTAGTATCGTAAATTGGATTAGGTGAAGTAGCTCCTTGAAAGTTTAAACTGTTTTGATTTATTGTAACTGCATTAGTTCCCCAAGTCCTAGCGTAATCTGTAAATTCTATTGTATCCCCAACTGAAGCAGAAGCAGGAAGTGTAACTGTGCAAGCATTTGATGTTGTATCAATCCAATAACCTTTTCCTGATTCCGCAGTTAAAGTTGAACCTGTTACGATTGTAGATTGCCAAGTTATTGCACCGCCAACACCCTCAGCTAAATCTCCAGCTTGAATTGCACCATCAGCAATTTTTGCAGAAGTAATAGCATTGTCAGCTATGTCAGCACTTGTTAAAGGTACTCTTGTAGGTATTCTTCCTAAATAAGCCATTTTAAATCTCCTTAACTTACATCAGTTAATAATTGCAAGTGAACATCACAATTACCTGAACTGTCATCTGATTGTGCTTGTATCTTATCAGAACTTTGTAATACGACTTTTGGAATTTCTAAAGACGAACCATTTGGTAAAGGTACATCTTTAAAAATAAATTTTCCAGCAGATGCTGAATTATCGTATTTTTTTAAAGATACGTTTATAGACGCAGACGTGGTATTTGAGAGTGTTCCAGCAATAACCATAGATTTATTTGATGCAGTATAAACGTCTGTAAGAGTTGCGTCTGTTAGACTTACTTGTGCATCACTAAAATTATTTGCCATATTTTTCTCCTTTTTAACTTAAAGCTATTGCAAATGGAATTGAATTAGGGTCGGTTTCTGTAACTGCTACTCCACTTGGTAAAGTTATTGCATTGGTTGATGTATTAATACTAAATAATGCAAGATCATCTGATCCGTCATAAACTTTTATACTGTAAGTATTTGCTACACTAGAGTCTATCCAAATAGTTCCAGCGACAGCAGATGTTGGTCTTGAACTTCCTATATGATTTGAATTTAAAGCAGATAAAATATTATTCAATTCCGATCTAAAAGATGGAAAACCTTGATTCGCTAAATTAGTATCAGTAACTTGTGCCATACGATCTTATACTCTTTTTAATATCCTTTTGCAATATAATCAAATGTTCGACTTATTGGTGTTCCACCTGAATTTTTAAATGTTAAATCAAAACCATTAATAGTCTTGTTTTCTAATACAAAAAAATCTCCTGTTGCTAAATCTTCGCCTGTAATTCCAACAGCATAATTAACAGATTTGTAAGGGTTTGTAAACGTAACTGTATAA